AGAAGGAACTAGGTGGAATACCTAACAGCTCCGAAGATGTTAAGCAGGCTCACGCCTCAGCTATAGAGTCATACATAGAGAAACATGTGGGATTAGATTTTTCAGCAGAATATAGAGATAGTGATTCTATGGGGAGCATGGTATTTACAAAGACCCTAGAAGATTGGGCTAAATTTGATATCAGCAACAGAACTAAGTTTGATGCGACGATAAGCTCAGGCTTAGCTATAATGGCTAATCAAAAACACCTATATATCCCTGAGAAAAAAGAATCAAAAATAAGCATTAACTTTGCTAGGTATAATAACAAGGGTCGAACAAGCGAATTAATTCAATGAAGGAAGTAAATATAAATATCAATCCATCAGGTTTTCCTAGTCAGTTTGTTTCTGATTCTGAAAAAGCTACAGTAGAATTTGGATTGCAAGTAGGTCAAGCAATACAATATGAATGGTTTAAGAGGGACGGCAGCAACTGTCGTTATTACGACCAATGGAGAGAGTTCCATAGATTAAGACTATATGCTCGTGGAGAACAGTCTATTGGTAAGTACAAAAATGAACTAGCTATTGACGGAGACTTATCCTACCTTAATCTTGATTGGACACCTGTGCCTATTATACCAAAGTTTGTAGACATCGTTGTTAACGGAATGGCTGACAGGCTGTTTAAGGTTAACGCATTCGCTCAAGATTCTTTGTCCCAAGGAAAGAGAAGTAAGTATCAAGACATGATAGAAGGGCAGATGGCGGCTCAGGACATATTAACCACAGTAAAAGAGCGTTCAGGGTTTGATGCGTTTGTTATGTCTCCTGAAGAACTACCACAGGATGATGATGAGCTCGCTTTATATATGCAGATTAAATACAAGCCTGCTATAGAAATAGCTGAGGAAGAAGCTATTGATACGATACTAGAAGAGAATCACTATGTTGATTTAAGAAAAAGATTTGACTATGACCTTACTGTACTTGGTATAAGTGTAGCTAAGCATGAGTTTTTACTAGGCTCCGGGGTTAAGGTTTCTTATGTAGACCCTGCAAATGTGGTTTACAGCTATACGGAAGACCCACACTTTAAAGACTGCTTTTATTGGGGGGAAATAAAAACTGTCCCCATTACTGAGACAAAGAAGATAGACCCTACGCTGACTAATGAGGATATGGAGAAGATATCAAAGTATAGTCAGTCTTGGTATGATTACTTCAATGTGGCTCAATACTATCAGAACGATATATTCTACAGGGATACTTGCACCTTAATGTACTTTAACTACAAGACCACAAAGAAGTTTGTGTACAAGAAGAAAGTTCTTGAAGGGGGAGGTAGTCGAGTAATAGAGAAGGATGACCAATTCAATCCACCCACAGAGATGATGGAGGAGGGAAATTTTGAGAAGATAGAAAAGACTATAGACGTTTGGTATGAAGGCGTTATGGTTATGGGAACGAATATTGTTTTGAAATGGGAGCTTGCAGAGAATATGGTTCGGCCTAAGTCAGCTAATCAGCATGCAATTCCAAATTATGTTGCTGTTGCTCCACGAATGTACAAGGGAGCTATCGAGTCATTGACAAGAAGAATGATTCCATTTGCTGATTTAATCAACATGACACACTACAAATTACAGCAGGTAATATCTCGTGTTGTACCTGATGGTGTGTTTATTGATGCAGATGGTTTAAATGAGGTTGACTTAGGGACAGGGAGTGCTTACAATCCTGAGGACGCATTGAGACTTTACTTTCAAACAGGTAGCGTCATTGGTCGTAGCTACACACAGGATGGTGATTACAATCAAGGTCGTGTCCCAATACAAGAGTTAACATCTAATTCCGGGGCAGCTAAAACTCAGATGCTGATTGCAAATTATAATCACTACCTAGACATGATTAGGTCTGTGACAGGATTAGGACCTAGAGACGCTTCAACACCTGACCCTAACTCATTAGTTGGTGTGCAGAAGCTAGCTGCATTAAACTCCAACACAGCTACTAGGCATATACTAGATGGTAGTCTTTATATTTATAGAACATTATCCGAGGCTCTATCGTACAGGGTAGCAGACATATTAGAGTACTCAGACTTTAAGGATAGCTTTATCAACAAGATAGGCAAGTATAACGTGAGTATACTTAACGAGATATCTGACCTGTACATTTATGACTTTGGTATATTCATAGAGGTCTCTCCTGATGAAGAGCAGAAGGCACAGCTAGAGCAGAACATTCAGATGGCGTTATCCAAGCAGGACATCAATCTTGAGGACGCTATTGATATTAGGGAGCTCAGAAACTTAAAGCTTGCCAATCAATTGTTGAAATTAAAAAGAGTCAAAAAGCAAGAGAGAGAAGAAAAGATGCAGATGCAACAGCAACAAGCTCAAGCACAGCAGCAGATGCAGTCGCAACAGATAGCAGCTCAAGTAGCAGCTCAGAAGATAGAGATGGAGACTCAATCCAAGATACAGGTCAAGCAGGCAGAGATAGCATTTGAGCTTGAGAAGCTTAAGGGTGAGGCTCAGCTCAAGCGTGAGTTAATGCAGGTAGAGTTTGATTATAACATGCAGCTATCAGGTATGCAAGCACAAAACTTATCCAACAGGGAGCAGTCGAGAGAGGACGCTAAGGCTGATAGAATTAGTCAGCAGAATAGCGAGCAATCTAAACTTATTAATCAAAGGAAGAATAATCTTCCACCACAAAGATTTGAATCAAACGAAGACAGCTTAGATGGTTTTGACTTAGCAGAGTTTTCGCCTAGATAAGGGTCTTTATTTTTTATGTAACTTTGTATTAAATTAAATCTAATGGAAATTAAAGTAAAAGAAGTAAGTGCTGTAGAGGAGAAGTCGGTACAGGAAGTAGAGAAGGAACTTCTTGAGAAGCACGAAAAAGAAATTACAAACGAGGAGCCTGAACCTGTAGAGGTTGTAACTCCTCAAGAAGAAGACTCACCTCCTGAGTTAAAAGAGGAGGAAGTTCTTTCATATATTAAGAATAGGTATGATAAGCAGATTAACTCTGTAGAGGAACTACTTACTGAGCGAGAAGCTTCGGAAGAGTTGCCTGAAGATGTTGCTGCTTATTTTGAATACAAAAAGAAAACAGGGAGAGGTATTGAAGACTATGTTAAATTAAACAGAGACTTCAGTAAAGCAAACCCTGATACTCTACTTAAAGAATATCTGTTGGCTACAGAGGAAGGCTTAGACGCAGAAGATATTGAATCCTTGATGGATGATTACTCTTATGACGAAGAGCTAGATGATGAGGCTGACATTAGAAAGATAAAGGTAGAGAAGAAAAAAGTTATTGCTAAGGCTAAGAAATATTTCGAGGAGCAGAAGCAGATGTACAAGGAGCCCCTTGAGTCAAGTGGGAGTCAGATGTCTGAAGAGGATACCAAGGAGTTCGAGGCTTATAAACAATATATGAGTAATTCTAAATCCGCAAAGGAATTAAACGACAGGAAAGCTGAATGGTTTTCTAAAAAAAGTGACGAGGTTTTTAGTAAGGAGTTCAAAGGTTTTGAGTTCGAGATTGGTGAAAGCAGTTACACGTTTAGTCCGGGAGATGCGTCTGAGTTGAAGAAAGCACAAGAGACTCCAATGAATTTCATAGGGAAATATTTGGATGAGAACGGAATGCTTAATGACGCTACAGGCTATCATAGGTCTTTAGCAATTGCAATGAACCCTGACAAGTTTGCTAAGTTCTTTTATGAGCAAGGCAAATCGGAAGCTACGGAGGATGTGATGCGTAAAACAAAAAATGTCAATATGACTGAGCGCAGAGCACCTGAAGCAACTTCTAAAGGGGGGACCACTGTGAGGGCAGTAACACAAGACTCAGGTCGAGGGTTAAAGATTCGCAGTAAAAGAAACAGAAGTTAAATATTAAAAAAATAAAAAAATGCCGGGACAAGTTAACCCGACACCGGGCTTTAATCTTCAGCCAAGTGCTGAACAAGTACCGTTGTCAACAAATTATATTACCAATTTTGATTTCCTTAATCAGTATCTTCCTGATACATACGAGAAGGAATTTGAAAGATATGGTAACCGAACAGTATCTTCATTCTTAAGAATGGTTGGTGCTGAAATGCCTTCCAACTCTGACATGGTAAAATGGGCAGAGCAAGGAAGACTACACACAAAGTATGTAGATTGTACTTCAGGAGATGCA